TATCCCTTGCTCCATGATGCGCCGAATCCAGAAATGTCAACGATGGTCTGGCGCCGCACGATCCAGGCGCATGCGCTGACCTGGGGGAACGGCTATTCAGAAATCGAACGCGATGGTGGCAATCGGCCTGTCGCCCTGTGGCCGATCACGCCTGACCGCGTGACACCCTTTCGTGCAGGCCGCGGGCTGCAGTACCGGGTCACCAACAATACCGGGTCGCCGACGGTGCTCGACGCCGCCGACATGATTCACGTGCCCGGGCTGGGATTCGACGGCATCACCGGGTATTCCGTGGTCGCGAAAGCCAGAGAATCGATGGGGCTCGGCCTCGCGGCGGAAAAATTCGGGTCCACCTTTTTTGGGAACGGCGCGACGTTCGGCGGCGTGATTTCGTATAAGGGACCGAGGCCGACCCAGCCCGCGCAAGACAATGTCATGGACGTCCTGAATAAACAGCACCAGGGCGTCGAGCGCGCGCACAAATTACTCGCCCTCTACAACGATGCCACGTACGCGCGGATGGGGATCCCGCCGAACGATGCGCAATTCCTCGAGACGCGGGTCTTTCAGATTCGAGAGATCGCCCGGTGGTTCAAGATGCCCCCGCATAAGCTCGCCGATCTCGCGGATGCCACATTCAGCAACGTTGAACAGCAAAATCTCGATTACTACACGTCCTGTCTGCGGCCCTGGCTCGAGCTCTGGGAACAGGAGCTCGAACGCAAACTGATCAACTCGATGGAACGGAAAATCCAGTTCATCGAGCATGAGACCAAGGACCTGCTCAGTGTTGATGCGGCCGGTCGTTCAGCGCTCTATACCGCGCAGTTTAATGTCGGCGGGATCACGCCGAACGAAATACGCGATCGCGAAAACCTCGATCCGCTCCCAGGTGGAGATCGTCTGTTTGTCATGCGGAACATGGTCCCGCTCGACAGGTTGGACGAGATCATTGACGCCGAGATCGCGAAGACCAAGGCGGCGCCGCCGGCGTTGCCGAACATCGTGCCGGCGCCGCCGAAGACTGCCGCGGATCCGGCCGAGATTGAGGCGCGGATGGCCGAGCATGCCACGAGGCTTCAGGCCGAGACCGAGCGTGCCGTCAAGGCTGAGGCGCGGATCGGGGAATTGACCGCCCAGGTCGCCAGTCTGGAAACCGATCGCGAGATCGCGAAGCAAACGATCCAGTCAACACAAGAGGCGATCCAGGTCCTCGACACAAAACATGCCGCAGATCTCGACGCGCTTCGTCTCGCGGCCGCCGAATCAGCGGCACAACAACGGGCAGTCTTTGAGACGCACCGGGCAGCGCTCGTGCGCGATCTCGAAGCGGCGCAGGTCGCGAAGGCTGATACCGTCGCAGAGAAAACCACGGCGCTCGCCGCGCTCGAGGCCGTGCGGATCGCTGACGTCGCCGATGCGCGGGCCCTACTGATTCAAGAATCAGACGCCCATCGGATCGCCTTCGAGAAGGAACGGGCCGCATTGACCGCCGATCTCACGGAGGCGCAGGCGGCCAAAAACGATACCGACGTCATGCTGGGCGTGGCCGAACGTGAACGGGATGCCGCCAAGACGTCGCATACTGAACTCTCCGACAGGGCCGCTAATCTCATGGCGCAGCTCCTGACGCTCGAGGGGGAACGTAATGAACTGCTGCTGAAGTTGACGCCATCGGAAGCACTGAATGCGGAGCTTCGGGCTCAAGTCGCAAAATACGAAGAAATGGCGCAGGGACTCCAGAAGGCCCTGCTCGAGACAGAAGCTCGGGCTGTGAGCGAAGAGACGAAAGCCAAAGCGCTGGACGCGGCCGCGGCCGTTCGGGAACAGCAGCAGCGGGCTGCTGAAGCGCGCCTGGCGGCCGTCCGGAGCTCGCATCGGGCGCTCATGGTCGACACGATTGAGCGGCTGCTGTATCGGGAATGTGAGCGGGCCCGCAAAGCGCAGCAGACCCCAGAAAAACTTCAGGGGTGGATCGATCGGTTCTATCCGCTCCATGAGGACGCCTGCCGCGCCGCCCTGCGGCCCGTACTCCTGGCGTGGGCGGCCTGCACCGGGCTGGATGCTGAGGCTTTGCTCGAGCGAGAAGTCACGCGACACATCGATGAATCCCGGCGCAGTCTCAGCGATGTCGCCGAGACGGACGATGGTGAGGAAATGGCCGCGGCGCTCGCGCGCCTGCTGACGCGATGGGAAACAGAACGGGCCGAACGCGTGGCCGATCGCTTGATACAAGAAGGGGAGGCCGCATGTCGGACCTAGAGCGTCGCTCGTTTACGGAATGTCGCGTGAGCGCCGAGGATGCGAAGCGCCTGAACGGCTATGCCATCGTCTTCAATTCGCTCTCGGTCGACCTGGGCGGCTTCCGCGAGATCATCAGTCCCGATGCGGTCGATCGCGCCCTGAAGGAAGGCACCGACGTGCGGGCGCTGGTCGATCATGACAGCGCCAAAATTCTGGGCCGCGTGCGCGCGGGCACGCTCGGCCTCCGGAAAGATACGACGGGTCTGCGTGTTTCGATCGAACCCGACACCCAGATTTCCTATGCGGCCGACATCATGCGCAGTGTGGCGCGCGGCGACGTCTCTGGCATGTCCTTTGGATTCCGGACGCTGGCGGATGAATGGAATTATGAGGGGAAGATTCCGATCCGGACCGTCACGGACATGAAGCTGTCAGAAGTCAGCGTCGTGACCTTTCCGGCCTATGAGCAGACGAACGTCGACGTGGCGATGCGGTCGCTCGAGGCCTTTAGGCGTGACACCTTCGGGTCGAGCAATAGCGTGGAAATGCGACGCAAATGGCACAGGACCCAACTCGCCAAGTAGGTCGTCCGCGCGAGGTCGAAGATGCCGTACGCGTCAGCGTCCGGATCTCGGCCGGCGATTACGATCGGCTCGACCAATTGGCGCGACAGCGTGGGACCTCGATTCCTTCGCTGATCCGCCGGGCGGCTATTTCGGCGTCAAAAACTCCTCAACGCGGGCATTCGTCTACAGAATAGTTCCACTTACACAGTGAGCTTGCCGGCCGGCGACTGACGCTGCTCAGTCAACCGGCCCAAGCGTTAATCCTGGTCGCGCCTCGACGCTGATCGAGCGCACCCACATACGCACACGAATCTCAATTTTGAGTTCGTGCGTGGGTCGCGCTCCTGCCATGTGTCTCGGGCCGTTCCTCATCGCACGACTGAGGGACGACTCATGGATCTCACCGAAAATCTCATCGAACTCCGCCAGCAGAAAGGCATGCTGGCGAAACAGGCCGAAGATCTCTTGACGCTGGCCGCCACCGAAAAACGTGATCTGACGAAAGAGGAAGACACCAAATTCGAGGCGATTCACGCCGACATCGAGAAGCTGACCAAGCAGATCCAGCGCATCGAGAAGACGCAATCAGTGACCGCTGGCGGCGATGGGCGACGCAGCGAGCCGAATCCCGTCGATACCCGCCAGCAGCAGGACACTCGATCATTCGGAAAGATCACCGACCGCGACCGCAGCGAAGCGCTGCGGGCCTGGATGTGTGCCGGATCGCCGGTGGCGGATTCCCTGACGGATACGCAGATCGCCCTGGCGAAACGCTGCGGCATCAATCCCCAGTCGAAGCAGCTCACCATCCGGTTGGGGCCGGCCTTGAAGCCGACGATGCCGTACGGCATGGGCCTGCGGGCCAGTGAGGACGATTTCCGGATGTGGCGCGAGAAGCAGGAGGAAGAGCGCGCCGCCCTGACCGGACTCCAGTCCACGACGACGACCGGCGGCTACACCACGGCCGACGAAACGATGAAATCGCTCGAAGTCGCCCTCTTGAACTACGCCGGCATGCGCCAGGTGGCCACGGTCATTCGCACGGCCACCGGTGGGCCACTGCCCATTCCGACCACGAACGACACTGGCAACAAGGGCGAGATCATCGGGGAAAACACGACCTCGAATGAGCTGGAAATGACCTTCGGCCAGCTCGTGCTCGATGCGTGGAAATACTCCTCGAAGTACATCCTGGCGTCCATCGAGTTCCTCCAGGACACGTCGATCAACGCCAATGCCTTTCTCGGCGAGGCCCTCGGGAACCGCATTGCGCGGATCACGAACGATCACTTCACCACCGGCACCGGTTCACAGCCGAACGGCGTGGTCACGGCCGCGACGTCCAGCTCGGTCACGCTCTCGGGCGTGGCTTCCGCGAGCTACGACAACATCGTCGATCTCGTGCACTCGGTGGACCCGGCCTATCGGCCCAATGGCCGGTTCATGTTCCATGACGGCGGGCTGAAGATGCTCAAGAAGATCAAGGTATTGCAGTACTCGGGCGATACCACGGGCCAACCGTTGTGGGTGCCGGGCTTGGCGCTGGGCCAGGCGGACACCATTCTCGGGTATCCCTACGTCATCAATCAGTCGATGACGACCCCGGCAACGGGCGTCAAGTCAATCCTCTTCGGAGATTTCTCGAAGTACATCATCCGAGACGTGCGGGATGTGACCGTCATCAGGCTCGATGAGCTGTACGCCGTGCTCGGCCAGGTGGCCTTCCTGGCGCTTTCGCGCCATGACGGCGATCTGCTCGACGCCGGCACGCATCCGATCAAGTACGCGACTCAGGCGTAACGCCTTCTGGGGTGGGCGCTGGCCGTGGCTGGCTGGCGCCCTCTTCGGACAGATCCCAGGAGGGTTCCGATGTTTCTAGATGACAACAAAGTCACGGTCGAAGCACCGACCGCGACGGGTACCACCACGATCGACAGCGCCGCCTATGACACGTCGGGGTTCGAAGAAATTACCTTCGTGGTGCGACTCGGCACGCCGGCGGCGAACAACAACATTCGTGCCCAGCAGGACATCGTGACGGGCATGGGCGCCGCCGCGGATCTCAAGGACACGCTGGTCACGCACGCCACCAATAATCAGCTGATGTTGACCATCCGGCGTCCGCTCGAGCAATTCGTGCGCTGCCGGGTGACCCGCGGCACCTCCACGACCATCGATTCGATCACAGTGATTCAGTCGCGGACCCGGAAGCTGCCCGCGACCCAACCGACCAGCACGTCGGAGCAATATTCCAGCCCGATCGAAGGCACCGCGTGATTCTGAAGTTCCTGCACACGACGCCGTCCCAGAATCCTGACTTCCCATTTCAGGCCGGCCAGCGGATTGAGGTTCCGAAGCTGACGCCAGAAATGCGCGGCTGGATCAAGGACGGCTTCGCGGTGCTGGTGGGCGAGGAGATCGCCACCGCCGTCGTCGAACCCACGGAACGCGCCGTGGTGCGGAAAGGCAAAGCGCAGTGAGACGCGGCGTCCGCGCGGCGTATCGGCTGATCGCGCCACCGGTACAGGAGCCGATCACGTTGCAGCAAGCGAAGGATCAGGCGCGGATCACGGGCGATGACAGCAACGCCACCACGCTGTCGTACCTGAAAACGGCCCGCGAAGCGGCGGAACAATCCCTCGGCTATGGGCTCTTCACGCAAACGTGGCAATTGGCGCTCAGCGATTTCACCGATCGGATCCAGTTGCCCATGGCGATGCAGCTGCAGAACGACGCGCTGGCGAATCCCTCGACGGCTGTCCTCGTGCAGTACTACGACAGCCTGGGGACGCTGCAGTCGCTCGCGGCCTCGAACTATCTCGTGGATGCCACCGCCAGGCCGGCTGAGATTACCCGGGCCCCACTGAAGGTCTGGCCAGTGGTTCAGGCCGATCGCCTGGCAGCGCGGATCCTGATCACCTACGTCGTGGGTTGGACGAGTCCCACGCTGATTCCTGAGCGCATCAAGCAGGGCATCCGGAGCTATTTGACCTACCTCGATCTCGATCGAGACGGGATGGACCCGAATGCCAAAGGCGCGCGCGACGCGGCCGAAGCGTGCTGGATCGACAAACTGTATTGGGCGCCACCGGATACCTACGACCTCGATTACCGCGATGCCTGGGCCGCCCTGGGGGTCGGGTAAATGCGGCCAGGTCGACAGAACCGGAAGGTCACGCTCTGGAGGAATCCGCAACAGACGGATGACGCGGATGGCTTCTGGGAACCACTGACACCCAGTGATTTCTGGGTCCAGATTCAGGCGTTGTCGCCGCAAGACAACGGCCGCGTGATTCTCAGCCAGGTGAACATGCGGTATCACGCCCAGGTCACCGTGGACACGGCGATCTATCTCGGAGGCACGACGCCGAATGCGCGCGTCGCCGGCGATCGGCTGTTGCTGGTGAAAGGCGTGCAAGACGTCGACGACATGCACGACGAACTGAATTGCCTCTGTGAAGAGGTGGTCCGATGAGCGCGTCGCTGCAATGGGACGGGTTAGAGGCGTTCCGTCAGGCGCTGCATCAATTACCCGATGACCTCGCCGATGAAGCCGGCGCCATTGTGCTTGCGCATGCGGATGTGGCGGAGCGAACGATCGAGCAGCACTATCCACAAGGACCGACCGGCAATCTCCGACAAGGCGTCACGCTCACGCAGTCCCGGTCGCGG